TAATGGAGTTGATGGAACACCAGCTTGATGCTGTTGAAGCGTTGACGGACGGTTGCATCCTTTGGGGTGGTGTGGGCTCAGGTAAGACCCTCACTGCCTTGAGTTATTATGTCAAGAACCATTCAGATAAGGATTTGTATGTTATCACTACAGCTAAAAAGCGTGACTCTCTGGACTGGGAAAGTGATGCGGCAAGACTTGGCATCAGCAGTGCACGACAGCATTCTGTTCATGGACGACTTGTTGTTGATTCCTGGAATAACATTAAGCGATACCTTGACGCTGAAGTTGAAGGTGCTTTCTTCATCTTCGACGAGCAACGAGTTGTTGGAAGTGGAGTTTGGGTCAAATCGTTCATAAAGATCGCGAGGCGTAATAAATGGATCCTCCTGAGTGCTACGCCAGGCGATACATGGCTGGATTACATCCCAGTCTTCGTCGCAAACAATTTCTACAAGAATGTGACCCAGTTCAAACAAGACCATGTGATATATGCACCATACTCCAAGTTTCCGAAGGTGGTTCGCTACACCGGGATCAGCAAACTGGAGAGGTTGAGGAATCAGATCTTAGTTGAGATGCCATACGAAAAGCATACCACACGGTATGTGAATTGGCTCGATACTGGGTATGACAAGACCTTGATGAAGCAGGTTATCAAGACACGTTGGAACCCGTATACGGACGCTCCGATGATTGATATTGCCGAGTTGTTCCGCGTCCTCAGACGTATATGCAATGAGGACCCGAGCAAGATGGAGACCATATTGGAGCTCCTGAAGGTACATCCAAGACTCATTATCTTCTACAATTTCAACTACGAATTGGAGATCTTGCGAGGTTTGAAGGATGTAATAACCGTTGCTGAATGGAATGGTCACCGTAAGGAGCCGCTTCCGAGTTGTGAGAAATGGGTCTATTTGGTCCAATATGTGGCTGGCGCGGAAGGATGGAACTGTACGGAGACTGATGCCATGGTCATGTACTCACTAACTTACAGCTATAAAAACTTCATGCAAGCCCAAGGACGAATCGATAGACTTGATACTAAATACTCACGGTTGTATTATTACATCCTCTGTAGCACGGCTCCGATTGACAGGTCGATCAAGAAGAGTCTGGGGCTGAAGAAGAACTTTAATGAGAATTTAGTACGTAAAGAGATCGAATCTTGGCCAAATGTGGCGTAATCCGTGGCGAAATGTGGAAACTACATTCTATTACAGTTTTCTTAACTTAATACAATTCTATTAACCTACCCCCCTCTTTGTTATGGTTGTAAAAAGTTAGTTATCACGACAAAGAATGTAAATCTCACATTTCGCCACACATTTCGCCACTTAATACAAAACACCTGAATCGAGGAAAAATGCACGAAAACGAGATTTGGCACGAAGTTGATGGCTTCGAGTCCTACGAAGTAAGTAATACCGGGAAAATCCGGAGATTCCACCCAGAGATCAAATTGATCAACACGAGCATTCTCCCAGACGGAAGTCTAGGAGTCAAGCTGTATGGCCGAGGCCGTCCGAATCAGTTCCTCGTCCGGAGACTGGTTGCAGAGGCTTTCTGCGAAAGGAGAAGTATTCGAGAGGACAGCGTTATTCATATCGACGGAGACAAGATAAACTGCCACGCAAGCAATCTGGCATGGCGCCCACGTTGGTTCGTGTGGAAGTACACAAATCAGTTCTCGAGCATCGATGATGTAAAATGGTACCGGCCCGTTAGGAACGCTACGACAGGCGAGGTATTCGATAGCGTCGTCGAGGCAGGACTGAAGGATGCCACCCTTTGGGAGGAGATTGTAAGGTCGGCTATGACCACGTCATATGCCTATCCGGGAATGCTGTATGAATTCCTGTCAATCCCAGAATTTTACAGTCCTCAGATGAAGTGGGACTAAAATCCTGTGAGGAATACATGTGCTATAATGAAGGGGATGCATATTTCATGCATTTCCTATGACTTTTGCGAGGTACCGATGAACGAAAGTCAGTATCAGCTCAAGTTGATCAAGAAGATCACGCGCATGTTTCCAGGATGTTTGGTTCTCAAAAACAACCCCGCACACCTACAGGGCGTTCCTGACCTGTTAATACTGTATTCTGGTACCTGGGGTGCTTTAGAGGTCAAACTTGCCTTAGACAGCGAAATACAGGCTAATCAGAGCTATTACGTAGCCATGATGGACCGTATGTCTTTCGCCGCCTTTATTTATCCTGAAAACGAAGAGGAAGTGCTAAATGAACTTCAACTCGCACTCACGTCTGGAAGGACGTCATGCGTTCCTCAGCCCGAGCAACTACCACTGGTTAAATTACAGCCAGGAAAGACTGAGTGAAAGATACGTAACAGTCAGAGCTGCACAGCGTGGAACCGAGTTACATGCCTTCGCCCATGAAGCCATTAGACTTGGTATCGCGTTGCCGGATGCTCCAATGACTTTGAACATGTATGTGAATGATGCTATAGGCTATAAGATGGAAGTCGAACAGCCTTTGTATTTTTCGGATAACTGTTTTGGTCATGCTGATACATTGTGCTTCAGAGATGGACTTCTGCGTATTCATGATTTGAAGACTGGTGTCACACCATCGTCTGCACATCAATTGGAGATTTACGCAGCCCTGTTCTGTCTCGAGTATATTATCTCCCCCCATGAAATTGAACTTGAGTTGAGAATCTACCAGAACAACGAAGTTGCGTATTTTCAGCCATTTGCGGAGACAATTGTGCACATCATGGATAAAATCATCTTGTTTGATCAGCAAATCGAGGAACTTAAGGAGGTGGCTTCGTGGTAATCATTGAGGAAGAAGACGAAGCTGTTCTTGTTCACTATGGTATTCTCCGTAAGTCTGGACGATATCCATGGGGCTCAGGTGGTGACATCCCTCAACGAAGCAGAACATTTCTGGACACAGTAGACCAGCATAAGAAAGATGGCTGGACTGACGCACAGATTTGTGAAGCATATAGTAATGACCAATTCAAAATGAAGACCACGGATCTTCGGGCCTTGCGGACCATTGCTAAAGCAGAATGGAAGGCAGGCCAAATTGCTCAGGCCCAGCGATTGAAGGACAATGGTTGGAGCCCAAAAGCAATTAGCGAAAGAATGCAGATTCCCGAATCAACGGTCCGAGTATATCTGAAGCCTGGTGCTGATGATAACCTGGCCAAGATTCATGGCATTGCTGATACACTACGTAATGAGGTCAATTCGAAGGGCCTTATTGATGTTGGTAAAGGCAATGAAAATAGAATGGGAATCACCAAAGAACGTAAAGATGTAGCTTTGGCTATATTGAAAGAAGAAGGCTATGTGGTCGAGTACGTAATCGAACCGCAAGTCGGAACGGGTAAGAACACAACCAGAATGGTGTTGGCACCTCCAGGAACAACCTACAGTTATATCTATCAGCATCGTGGAGAAATCAAGACCATCCTCGAGAAGTCTGAAGATAATGGCCTAACCTGGACTGGCATCAAACCACCAATCAAAGTCAATCAAAAGCGTGTTGAAATCAACTACGCTGAGACTGGTGGAGATAGTCTTGATGGTGTGATATATCTTCGACCTGGCGTTAAAGATCTGTCCATGCGAGGAAAGAACTACGCTCAGGTCCGCATTCAAGTTGGTAACGAACACTATATCAAGGGGATGGCAGTCTACAAAGACGATCTTCCTAAGGGAACTGATATCGTGTTCAACACCAATAAGCGGAAGTCGGATGTACCAAACAAGCTCGACGTCTTGAAGAAGTTGAAAGATGATGCAGAAGATCCGTTTGGAACCGTCGTTGACCAAATCAAAGACGATAACGATAACGTAACATCTGCATTGAATCTCGTTAACGAACAAGGTGATTGGAAAGACTGGAATAATACTCTTGCTTCTCAGGTGTTGTCCAAGCAGAGCTCAACTCTTGCTAAGCAACAACTGAACATGACGTATGAAAGTCGTTTGAATCAACATGAGGAAATTTCCAACCTTACTAATCTTACCGTTCGTAAGCGTCTTCTAGAGGATTTCGCAGACTCAACTGATTCCGCATCTGTGCATCTAGCAGCAGCATCATTGCCTCGTCAGAATTGGCACGTTATTCTTCCCATCGATTCGTTGAGGGATAATGAAGTCTATGCGCCAAACTATAAATCAGGCGAAGAGGTTGCTTTGATTCGGTACCCCCATGGTGGTACGTTTGAGATTCCTCATTTGAGGGTCAACAATAAGAATCAAGATGCCATTAAGATGATTGGCAATAAAGCAGAAGATGCCATTGGTATTAACGCAAGCGTTGCTCAAAGACTTTCTGGTGCTGACTTTGATGGTGACACAGTCTTGGTTATCCCAACAAAGAGTGCCGCATTGAAGATTAGTTCAGCTCTTAAGGAACTGGAAGGCTTCGATCCAGCAACAGCATACCCTAAGTACCCTGGTATGAAACCCCTTTCTAAGAAGGGGAAAGAACAAGAGATGGGTAATGTCTCTAATCTAATTACAGACATGACTCTCAAGAATGCATCTCATGCAAAGATTGCTCGAGCAGTTAAGCATTCCATGGTTGTCATTGACGCCGAAAAGAAGGAACTTAATTACAAGCAGTCTGCTATTGACAATGGTATTCGACAACTCAAAGAAGAGTACCAAGGTAGTGCTAGATCAGGTGCTTCAACAATCATCTCTCAGGCAAGTTCAGTAACTAGGGTACCACATAGGATTGAACGTCGTGCTAGTGAAGGTGGTCCAATAGACCCCAAAACTGGTAAGAAGATGTACACCTATACAGACCAGGTCAACAAGGCATACGTCAACAAGCAAGGTAAGTTGGTACCTGAATCTAAGAAGACAATTAAAAGCACTAAGCTTGCTGAAACAGATGATGCACATACCCTCTCCTCAGGTACCCCTATGGAGAGGATCTATGCTGACCACTCTAATAGACTCAAGGCACTGGCTAATGCAACACGCATACAAGCCTCCCGTATACCTCGTGCTGAAAGATCCCCCACTGCTAGGAAAACCTATGCTACAGAGGTGGCCTCCCTTGATCACAAGTTAGACCTGGCTAAACAAAACGCCCCCCTCGAAAGAAGGGCACAGTCAGTAGCTAATGCTAACTTCAGAACAAGGAAGGAAGCTAACCCTCACATGGATGCAGAGAAAGAGAAAGCTCTCCGCTACCAATTGTTAGAGGCAGCACGTGTCAGTGTTGGTGCACACAAGAACAGGATTGAGTTCACACAGAGTGAATGGGATGCTGTACAAGCGGGCGCCATCAGTGATTCAAAGCTATCCGAGATGTTAGACCATGCCAACATGAAGAATGTAAGAGAGTTAGCTACACCTCAAACAAGACTGCTTATGACTAGTGCTAGAACTACTAGAGCTAAGAGCATGTTAGATCTTGGCTTTACTAGAGCACAGGTAGCAGAACAATTAGGTGTATCACTTAGTACTCTTGACAACTCATTGAGTGGATCATGATGTGTTGTGTAGTTAGAAAGAGAAAGGAGAGCTCATGTGTTAGATAGTATGTTAAGTACTATTGACAATCCATTCAATCCTTTCGATGACTACCCCGCCTGGCTTGCTTATGATAGAGCCCTCGGTTACGACACATCAGGGTTCCTTGGTCGAATAGCTTTGTTCTCTGATGATTTGTCTGAGGCCGACCAACATGCAGCGATTGAGGTTGCAATTGATGAGATTGTAAAAGAGAATGTAACTGGAACCTATGTGAAGGTTACAAGAAAAATTTGAATGCCCTCTTCTAAGGCCGTTGAGGAAAGCCTTGGGAGATTCAAAAGGGGGGAGGGGGGGTCCTCAGATCATACCCCCCCTCTGCAT